GCTTGCGGGTTTTGACCAATGGTTTGCATAACAACTGGGTCCTGCATGAACGCTTGGTGCGCTGCAATATGAGCATCTTGGTCCTGATAAATGAACGCTTTTAGGGGTTTGCCTTTCATTGCGTTGATGTTTTCGGACATTGGGTCCATTGGTTTCTGGTCGTCTTCCAGTGCAACCAACTTATTAGCATTTGGAATACTAAGAACTTCAAGCATTTGCCTATGTAGATAGGCTAAGTCATACAGTTGCGGAGCTTGCTGTGCAAGTTGAATAACTGCCTGATATTGAACAACTTTTTGAGAAAGCGTTGCGGCGTTTGGATCTGACACGGGGATGACATCCACCATTCCATAGTCAGACTTCTTAGCTTTTTTGTCTCCTTCAACCGGCTGGTACTCATACTCCTCGGGCGTATAGTCTGCAATGATGTTCTTTAGCAGACGAAGCTCTTGCTTCATGGAGTAATGGATACGGGCTTGGACCGCACTCATTACTTTGAGGGTACGCTCTAGGATAGCCAGCGTTGTCCCTACCGGCGCATTAGCAGACATGTCAGAAGCTTGCAGGTCTGCGGTGTTAGCAAACCGGCGACCGTCTTCAACAATCTGATTAAGAAGCGTTAGAAGGACTTGGCTTGGTTCTTTGTAGGGCAACAACATTAAGTTGTCTTTGATTGCCCCTGATGGAACATCTACGTCTCTAAACTCTGCTGGTGCAATAGGTGTATCGTCACCTTTGACCCGCATTCCTCTTGTTTTAAAGCCTCCGGGCAGATTAGCAAGAGTTCCGGCGTCAACCAGTTGCCTAATAATAGAGGTGCCAGACTTAGCAAAAGCACCAATAAGATGGATAAGCCCAAAGCAATAGAAGCCAAAACCGGGAATGTATCCATAGTGGACAAAATGCTGGCGTTTCTTATGCGTTTCATCGCCTTCTTCCCAGTTCCTGCGAATGGCGAGACATTTATTACTTCCTTTCTCAATAGTGACTAGATATGGCAGTGCAAGCCCAGTGGGTTCTCCGTCTTCATCCGTATGCTCAAACCCTTCAATATCTAGGTTTACCTGCATCTCAAGAAGCTTGTATCTATCGTCTGAGGTGGCCCGAAATCCCATCTTTTCGGCAATCTTCTTCTCAACCTCATCCATTGTGTTGTTGGGTTCGCCAAGATCAATATCAGCGTAAAAACCCATTACTTGAAGGCGACGAAGCTCGTTCTCGGTCTTTCTCATTACATGAGTGACGCGAGGAGATGTCTCTATATTAGAAGCACCATAAGGGACTACAACATCTTCCGCAGGTACAAAGATGGCAGTTTGCCTGTTTAAACCGGGATCAAAGTAGACCTTGCGGAAAGCGTTGCCGGACAGTCCCAAGCCCCACAGAAGTCGTTCTGTTTCCGGGCGGTACTCGGTCATCTCGTCCGTCAACCGATAGTTCATATCGGCTTCTACCCGAGCAGCAGCGTCTTTTTTCTCTGGGGTTTCTTTGCCTATGATCTCCGTTTTTACCGGCCCGGAAGCAGGGAAGATCTCCATGATTGTCTCTGCTTGGAACTTAACCAATGACTCAGATAGGAGAGGATGATAGACACCACAGGCTCCCGGCCACGGGTCCATGCGCTCTTCAATCTTGAGTCCTAGAAGCTCAAGACCATCAACATATGCTTTGATCCAGTCTCTACGGGAAGAGATGTCATCATCAAAGTCAGAGATGATTTCGGAGACAATCTCTTCAATGATACCGGGGTTAAGATGTTCTACAAGGTTTTCATCAAACCCAATAGGTTCTTCCGGTTCTTCTTGGGTTGAACCAAGTTCATTATCAATTTCAATGTCCAGTTCCTCTCCATCATCGAGAGCTTCAAGACCTTCAGGTGCCGCGTAGAGAGACTTTTCAATAGACATTGCTTATCCTTAGATTAGTTTCCAATTGCCCTTGGAATACGAATCAGGCATCTTAACTGAACCGCCAGATTTTTTACCGTAAGCTTTTTTGGCTTTTTCTAGTGCTTCTTCATCAGAAGCTAAGTCACTACTGCCAGCCCACCATGGCAATGCCATTTCGCCTAACATGCCAGCAGCTTTACGATACTCACCAGCACTAGCTGCACCCGCTGCCCCAGCAAGACCCGCTGCTAATCCAACTTTACCCGCTTGCTTTAAACGATTTGGACGTGGGTGTATTTCTGAAATAGTAGTACCTGCATGTATCCCCTCTCCGCTAGAACCTATAGGGCTTTTAGAGTCCCAAATCTCAATCGGCTGTAGACCAACTTCTGGTTTTGTTTTGAAGGGTAGTTCTCTGCTTGCTAAGGAACCAGCCTTACGAGGGCCGTAATCTTCCATGTGATACAGAGCAGCGCGATTTGTTCCTTTGCCTTCGCTATCTAACACTTGCTTGAATTGCGTTGCCATTTCCGGGTTTGTAAACACACCGTGAAAACTACTTACGTCGTTTGGAGTCATGTAAATGGTTTTAGCAGAACGTCGTTGTATGCCAGTGGACTTATCTCTATGGTTTTCACCGCTTCTATTACGGGTAGTCGTACCGTTAGCATGATGCGCGTAGGTAGACCCTCTGCCCGTTTTATAGACAGCTTCGATGTCATCTGTGCCAGATGGCAATTGAAACAACGGTTCGTAGTCCATCAGTAGTACGCCACTTTACGTTTAAACACTTGCTCTTCTTCTTTCATGTCGGTATCCAGTCGAATGAAACCGCCTTGCCTGAATCTAAGAAGAGCTTGACTGGTAGAGTCCACTAAATCGTCGTGGTCCCCGTTTGGAAAAGACGCGACTTCCTCAACTAATTCTTCTGCCCATCTTGTATCTGGACACCAGACAAAACCAGAAGCAAATACATCAGATATCGCGTTTACACGCGCAATCTTATCATTGCCTCTTGATGGTGTGTACTCAGACAATGGAATCCCAAGCTGCCTCAATTCATATATTAAAGGCGCACCGGCAGCTTTCTTCTCAATGATTAACGCATCAGGTTCCCATTCTTTGTACATCTCCTGTGCTTTCCTCTTTAGCGCAGGAAACTCCATTCGGTCTTTAAACGCATCTAACAAGATGATGTTAGCTACGTCATCACCGTTTTCATTAGGCAGATAGAACACGCCCCACGTTGTACAAGCTGAGTAGTCTGCCCTTGAACTCTTTTCAAAGGCAGTATCCCAAGACTGAATGATGTAGTCACAAGGAGGAGGATGGTCTGATTCCCAGATCTTCCACATCTCGCGCTTGATAATAGCGCCTTCCTCAGACGTAGGATTCTGCTGGTACTGCGCTTCCCACTTACTAACCGGAATCTCTGCCTTAATAGCCTCAAGCTCTTCCCTCTTCCAAAACTCAGGCCAAAGTGGAGTGCCAGACGGCAGCAACGCAGGAAGCTCTATAACTTCCCACTCATCGCCCTCTCTCTTAATAGAGTTGTCTAAGATCTGCCCTGTTAAGTCTCTTTTAGACCACCGGGTCATCACAACTACAATTGCACCACCCGGTTGCAAACGCTGACGAGGACCAGATGAGTACCACTCAAACACTCTGTCATATACCGCAGGATTTCCAAGCATTGCCTCTTGCTCAGAATGCGGATCGTCAATGATCAGAACATCTGCACCTTTACCCGTTACAGCCCCACCAACCCCGATAGCGAAGTAATCCCCGCCCTTGTTAGTGTTCCATCGTCCTGCGGCTTTGGAGTCGCTAGATAACTTGGTTGGAAAGATTGCTTGATAGTCTGGCGTGTTTACGATGTTTCGGACTTTACGGCCAAACCCCACTGCCAGTTCTGCGGTGTGGGCAGTTTGAATAACTTTCTTCTCTGGAAACTTGCCTAGGAACCAAGCCGGAAACAGGTAACTGGCAAACTCACTCTTAGTGTGACGCGGCGGCATGTTGATGATCAACCGCTTAAGATCACCACTAGCAACTCTCTCAAAAGCATCTGCCATAATCTGATGATGTTTACCAGATATAAAAGCAGACCACATCTCCTGCGTAAATGCTAAGAAACTGTCCTTGCATCGCTCAACGCGATCAGCCTTCAGCAACTTAGCTATCTTCTCCACGTTAGGATGAGTAGGAGGCAGAGTCTCTAACATCCTCCTATAGCGCACTACCTCATCTCTAGCCAATAAGCTCATAGCTTAGAGATCTTCTGAGCAGTTGCATCAGGCAACACCAAACTACGCATTTGATAAGGCGTCATCTCTAACCTGCCCTGCTTTCTAAGCTCATGCACTAACCTATGAATGTTGCTCTTACTCTTCAATCCTAAACCTCGCGCAATGTTCATGTACGAAGGCGACAAACCTTTAAGCTTTGTATAAGCGTAGATAAAGTCCAGCACTAGCTTTTGTTTTTCCGTCATATATATTACCCCCCGTACAAACGAGAACGTTCGCTATAGGGGGGTATTCTGTAGATTGTTTAAATTTAAGTCAAGCGCAGAAACGTTAAGGGGTAGGGGGGAACGTTCGTATTAAGTGGGAATTGGGAATGGGATGTGGGGAATAGAGCGTAAGGCGTGGTGGAGGCGTACCGCCCATTCCGGGGGGTGGGGTGGTGGTGGTGTAACGCATATCCATTTAAACAATACCCTATATGCATTGCATTTAAACGTCAATCAATGTACGACATCGAAAGTGTTTAAATGTTTTTCTAGATCACGCTTCAATTGATCGGCATCTACAGTTTCTACTTTCGATTCAGTCTTATCAGTAAACAATCCAATGGATCGACCAAGCAACTCTAAGCTTTTCAATCTATCGTTTAAACGTGCTTTTGTATCCTTAGAATGTTCTAGCAATTGATCCATCACATGGCGACGGATAGCGATTGCATCATCTACTATGTTTTTGTGTACATCGGTCCAGACTGCTTCCATTAATACACTAATGCGAGGATCACTCATAAGCTTATTACTAGATGCATAGATTGTTGCATCGGAGCAATTGCTAGCATTGTATGCTTGTTTATATGCTTCCCTAGGGGAATTACCTTGTGCGACTAATGACGCAAACAATCGCATTTTAGGCGTAATACGTTTACCGCTCTTATCCTTTACTCTGCTACCCCATGGTTTGCCATCCTTTCGTACTCTACCTTCACTATGCTCTACTGATTCTGCCATTGAATCACTGATTCCGGGTTCTGTATCGTTCGCATTAGCAATTGCAAGCAATTCATTAATATCACTTGCAACATCGCCAGAATCTAATGCTTCGATCCATTCTTTACGGTTTCTCACGTTTCTATCCCTAACCATTTAAACGAATCATTCGATTGTCACCAATCAATCATTAATTGGCAATACCCGTTCGTTATTCGTTCGCTATTGAATTGCGACTAGCCCAACAAGTGTGCGTCAACCCGTCGCACTAGGGGAAACCCTAACAATCGCACAATCGTGTCAACCAAGTAAGCGCTTTTACCGTTTGATGCATTGCATCGCAATCATCAACGGGGGTTTCTACCTTGCATCCTACTAATAGACGGTCCGAAACGGTTCTAACGGTTCTAGCGACGATCGCCATCGGCGCATGGTTGGCGATCATTATCGGCGCATGGTTTGCCGATATGACAATTTTTGATTTTCTTTTTTCTTAATCGGAGTTATTACAATGAATCGGGAACAATGGTTAAACAATGCAATGGCATCATTTGCATTGATCATTAACGGCAATTCATTCAATGGATTGCCAATGGATAAGATTAAGGTTTCTTGCAGTTTAACTACTGGCCGCAAAAAGAAACTATCCGAAACGATTGATGCAAAGCATTCTGCCGATGGCACATTTAATATTCTAATTAGTCCAACGATTGCCGATCCAATCGAAGTGTGTAAACAATTAGCAATTCAATTGGTTAATGTTGCCACTAATGATAGCAATACTGATTTTCTTCGCATATGCAATGCATTGCAATTTGAGAATACTATCCCTGATACTCAATTTGCAATTACATTCGGGGAATTGATTGCTGAATTAGGCGATTATCCGCATGCTGAAGTTTCATTGCCTGAAACCACTAAACAATCAACCCGTTTAATTCCCGCATGTTGCCCTAAATGCAATATGAAAATCTGGATTACTCAAAAATGGATTAAACAAGGTTTACCCATTTGTAGTAATGACGCTGAATCGTTTGTTGTTTAATTAACCTTTATTGAGAATTCAATTATGTCAGACTTTAACAAACTCGCAGTAATGTCGCTTGATTCATTGAATAAAGCATTGCAATATCATTCGCAACCAATTGCTAATGATCGTGGCGATGCCGTTAATCGTTTAGTGCGATTAATTAATTCGGGACAAACGACAATTGATCAAATTAGGAATGCATCGGCATTACCATTTACCGCGCCAAGTGTTGCAAGTAATAAACCATTTGCCGATACTCGCATAGATGATGCGTTTGCTAAAATTGAAAACCATAAACAAGCAATCAATAACCTGAATGCTACTGATAATCGCATTGAATCCGAATTACTTAATATTCGGAATGTAATTGATGGCAATCAATCCGCTAATGCATTGCATAATGCACAATTGATGAATGACATTAGCGAATCGAAAGTCGAATTAGCTAAATCAATTAAAGCAATCGAGTCACGCATTCAATCCGTTCAGGGATTAGATTACGACATTGTAAACGAATCAATTCGCAATGAATTGAATAATGTATTTAGCTCATTCCGTACAACGAAAACCGAAACCGAATTGCAAGTGATTGCCAATTCGATTCCGTCGTTTAAATTAGTGCGAGCGGATTCTGTTTTCGATTGCACCAGATATATTCACAATGGCATTGCAATTGATTTTGGATCAATGATGATTGCATTATGGGACGATGCCAATTGTCCCGAATTAGTTTCGGATTATATTTTCGATCCGATGCATTTGCACAATGCATTGATTGCATTGAATGATCGCATTCCGGTTAATTGTTGGTTAGCCGGAGAACGCGGTACTGGTAAGACTAATTTTGTGGAGCAATTAGCCAATCGTTTGCAACGTCGTTTGTTTAAACTAAACTGCCATCGGGATATGCGACCCGCCGATTTTTTAGGTTCTGAAACTATCGTTAATGGAACGATTGAATTCAAACCTAAGTTAATCGCTACTGCTATTCAGCATCCGGGCGCAATCATTCTATTAGACGAAGTTTCAGCGTCGGATGAAAATAGTTTAATTGCAATGCATCCGATGTTAGAAAAGTCTCCGCAACGTGGTATTACATTCCCCGAATCTAATATTAAGATTCCCGTTGGCGATTATGTTGCGTTTTTTGCCGCTGATAATACTAACGGATATGGGAATCATCTATTTGCTGGTACTACCGCAATGAATACCGCATTCATTGATCGGTTTGCATATACAATGAATTTTGAATATATGGATGCCGCTAAAGAATCCGCATTGATTGCGGGTCGATCCGGTTTACCAATTACCGCTACGGATAAGATTGTGCAATTCGCTAATGTCGCTAGAGAAAAGGCACGCAATGGCGTATTAACTCAACCACCTAGCATTCGTCAATTATTAGCATGGGCATCGGCATGCAAAATGGGAATGCCGGTATCAATTGCATTTAATAATGCCGTTGTCAATAAGTATCCAATGGATACATTGCCAGAATTAATGGCAATTTATGTTGCCGAAATCAATGAGTCTGAATTTCAAACTGCAATGGGGGTTTAATTATGTTGGGAATTGATGCAAAACGCGGTATTGAAACTGCCGCCGAAAGGTTTCTAAAGGCATCCGGCATGCGAGTTATAGACTTCCAATTCCTTTGGAATGGCAAGACTGCCGCAATTAACTTTCGTCGGGTTCGCAATGCAATTGATTTGACAATTGTAATGCCTAACATTGATGACAATTCGCAAGTGTCGAATGTTACATTCAATAATAGCGTAGGTTTTATTTTGCATGAATTAGGGCATGCATGGTATACGGATAACGCGCCATGGAATAATGCATCGGTAACGCATGGCCCGTTTCTAAATGCATTGATCAATGGATTAGAGGACCCGCGCATTGAGTTAGCAGTAATTAATTCGGGGCGTGCCAATAATGCTAAGGCATTGTTTAGTGAATTGGTTAATAACATTCTCCGGAAAGATGGATACGTTAAACCCAATGATTTTAATAACATTCCATTTATGTTGGCAATTGAGGGTAGACGTTTAAATGGCTATCCTATTTGCTTCCCTGAAATTGTTACAAAAAGCCCATGGCGCAAACCAATTGCCAAAGCATTAGCCGATGCAAATAAGTGTACTGATACATTCGGCATTGTAGATGTTGCAATTGAATTATTCAATGCATTGGTTAGTCAAACCAATCAACCCGATCAACCCGATCAACCCGATCAACCCGATAGCGACGGTCCTAACGGTCCGAATGGTCCGGGTAATGGTGAGGGTACTGATAACCCTAGCGACGGTCCTAGCGGCGGTTCTATGGGCGATAGCGACGGTCCTAGCGACGGTCCTAGCGATAGTCCTAGCGACGGTCCAACTGGCAATCATCCGGGTAGCGGTAAATTTAAGGGTAGAAACCCAGAACCTACGGGTTTTATTGAATCCGAATTAGGCAAGCATTCACATTCCATTAGTGAAACTAATCCATTGCCAGCAATTGCTAAACCTAGAACCATCAAATTTAATTGGATTTAAATCATGGATGCTAATAAATCTGAAGGGCAAACTGTTTTTTCTGCTAAATACAATTCCCACATTAAT